CGACCGGTGCAGCGGGCCGTTATCCGATTGGAAGTCTGCCGATTGCATTACCGCTGGCATTGACCTTGGAGGCCGTGACGACTTGGCATCATGGGCTCTGTGTGCTCGATTCCCACACGACCGCGACGAAGACGGAAAGGAAATTTGGCGTTACGAGCTAACGACCAAGAACTTTATCGTCGAAGACACGACCCGCGATCTAACGCGGCTGCCGTGGGCCGATTGGATTCACGAAGGGCAATTGAGGCGGGTTCGGTACGTTGTGGCGTCTCTTCGCGACGATTTGCTTTCGAAGGCTTGGGACCAGGGCTGTAAGGCGGTCGCATATGACCCCTATAACGCGGCACAACTAGGAGACGAGCTATCGGAAAAGGGCCTAGAGGTGCTCAAGATGCCTCAAAACGCCTATCATTTCCACGAGCCATTGCAAGAAATAGCATCCGCAATCCGTGAAAATCGGGTAACATTTGACGACAAAGACGACATTTTGCGATTCTGTTTTTTGGCAATGATGACCAACGAAAACAGCGCCGGCCGAATGATGCCGGACAAAAAGAACAGCGAAGAAAAAATTGACGCGGCAGTCGCTTCGCTTATGGCATTGCGGCTGGCAATGCTTGCACCTTCACGACCGACCGGAAGCCTTTTCATAGCGTAGGGATGCGATGCTAGACTATTTAACGCAGTTCTCCGGACGGTTTCGTCAATTTGCTGGCCGCATCTTCGGCTTTTCGCTAGAAGACCTCGATGAGCGGATGACCGCGTCGAAATCGATCAAGTACGCACCGGTTTGGTATTGCACGAACAAGATAAGCGGCGACGTCGGCAAGTTGCCAATGGTCGTCAATCGTCTCGGAGATCGTGAGGTTACGCCAGACACCTCACACCCCGCCTATCGGCTTGTCGGATATCGCCCCAACGTCTACCAGACCGCGTTTCACTGGAAGCAACAAGGTATGGGGCATGCTTTATTGTGGGGCAATTGGCGATCGGCGATCATTCGCGACGCAGCGGGAAGGCCGAAAGAGCTTATCCCGCTTTTGCCAGACCGCAGCGACACGGGCCTAGTCGATGGCGAAAAGTGGCACCTTACGATTATCGATCGCGACGACCATTTGAGCCTCTACAACGATATGATTCTGCATCCCGAAAAGGTGATCGCGATTCCGGATGCGGATGTTTTTCATGTTCCGGGCTTCGGCTTCGATGGCGTGCAGGGCAAAAGCGTATTCGCGACAGCGGCCGAAAGCTTTGGCACTGGCCTAGCAGCAGAGAAGCAAGTTTTTTCGCTTGCCAAAAAAGGTTTCAGCGGATCGCTAATACTTGAAGCCCCGCCCGGAATGTTTCGCGACGAAGCCGATGCAAAAAAGTTCCTTGACTTTTTCCGCAGTGCTCACGATGGCGAAGACAACGCAGGCAAAACCGCGATGCTTCGCGAAGGCATCAAGGCTAATATGGTCGCGATGAACGGACGCGACTCCCAATGGCTTGAGCAACGCAAATTCCAGCGACAGGACGTAATGCTTTGGTTTGGGCTTGGTTCAATTCCTGGCGATGGTGATTCGCAAGGATACAACAGTCTCGAAGAGCACAATTTGGAATACCTTACGTCGTGCCTCGACAACTGGCTAACCAAGATTGAACAGGAGGCGTGGACGAAGCTCCTTACCGAACGGCAGAAGGAGCGTTATACCCACGCATTTACGTTCGACCGCTCGGCACTGCTCAAAGCCGACATGAGCAAAACAGCAGACTTTGCAACGAAGATGGTAATGGGCCGGATTATGTCGCCCAATGAGATCCGCGTTAAATACTTAGCGATGAATCCCTACGAAGGCGGCGACACATACGATAACCCGGCGATCGATCCGCGATCAGACACCGAGCAAGTGCCCGGCGACAATGAGCCGGTCGGACCGAGCAATCGACGGGTAATTTCGGAGCGTGTGCAGCACTTGATCGGCGTCGAAGCTAAGCGAGTGAACGGCTACGCAGGCAATCCGAACAAATTTATCGGTTCGATCGACCGCTTTTACGGTTCCTGGCGCGATACGCTTGGCGACGTTGTCGAGGAATTGGGCGGAGATCGAGCCATAGCGGCCGATTATTGCAAGGAATCGCATGAGACGCTGTTGGAGCTATCTGGTACAGTTGGGCCAGACGATTTAGCCGGTGCCGTTGCGGAGCTTGTGGCGACGTGGACGGGCCGTGCAGAGGCATTAGTTGAGGCGGTTTGCAATGGATGATTGGCAGGTCAGGACGGTTTACGAGCCCGCTAAGTGGCTCGATGAGCATCGCAGCGGCTGGCAGTTCGGCGAAAGCGGTTATCTAGCCGCTTTGGCGGAGCGGTTGGGCATTGATTTGGCAATTGAGATCGGTGCAGGTGATGGCGGAAAGGATTTGCCGCTTACGCAGTTGCCGCAATACCAAAAGGGCATCCCAACGATTCTTTATGAGATCGACGAACTGCGACAGCAGTCGCTTAGACAGGTTTACCCGCTAGCTACAGTTTTTGGCGAGTACAACGATTTGCCGAAGCTCGATTATTCACGTGCCGGCGTAGTTATCGACGTTGACGGGCTGGACTTGTCAATCGCTTTGCATGTTGCCGCAAGGGCTTGGCCGGCGTTTATTTGTGTTGAGCATTTTGATGCGGCGTTTAATTGGAACACAAGAGGAAATATCCCCGAATGGCTCTGGGGCAAGCGACTTGAGCAAGGCGGTTTTATTTTGCAAGCTACGATTTCGCAAATTGGTGAAAAGCTTGAGACTGGCCCGCTTGGTTATAGCCGTATCGCCATTTCCCGCGTTAATTCCATCTACGTTCGCCGCGACCTATTGCCAGCCTTGGAGGGCTAAAAAATGTACGAATTTGATAAAGACTCTGGGGAACTTTTCATTTATGACGTCATCGGCGAAGCAGTTTGGGGGATGATCGATTCCGCTACCGTCATTCGCGACCTGAAGGCACTCGGCAATCGACGGGCGACGATTCGCATCAACAGCCCGGGCGGATCCGTGGACGAAGGGCGGGCCATCTACAATGCAATTAAGCGACATCCCGGAGGGGCAGACACGATCATCGACTCGGCAGCGTATTCGGCCGCCGGTTATATCGCGATGGCTGGCGAAAGGCGGCTGATCGCTAAAAACGGCATGCTGATGAACCACAATCCATGGACGTTTACCTTCGGCAACTCGGAGCAATTGCGAAAGACGGCCGATGTTCTCGACAAGTACCGCGACACGCTCGTAGAGGCCTATGCTGAAGCAAGCGGCAAAGACAAAAAGAAAGTCATGGAGGAACTTGATGCCGAAACCTATTACACGGCTGAAGAGGCACTAGCCGAAGGCTACGTAACCGAAATCGGCGACAGTGTGCTATCGGACGAATCATGGCACCCGATGGCATTGGCAATGCGACATGCAGCGATGGCCAAAAGTGATCGCGTAAGGCCGCAAGCGGGTTCGCGGTTCAAGTGCTCGCGACCGATGAAAGCAAGTTTTTTTAGAACCGGAAATGATGGTCAAGGCTTAGTTGCTAAACCACTTAATGCACAAATTCGCTATTACGATCCCGATGATTTACCCTATCCAGGAGACAAGGCTTTGGTTGACGAATTTAATAGATCTTTCAAAAAGTAGTTGACAACGCTCTAGCATTCGTTAGAGTGTTACCAAATCGTATTATCTGATTTGTGCGGGCAACTCGTTAGCGGCTCGGCAGGTCGGCGACTTAACCATCGCCACCCGCTCGGGCCGTTTGTCGTTTCTGGGCGGTGGCCTAACCACTGACAGGAACGAAACCATGCAATGGGATATCAAAGCCCTACGGGAAAAAATGGCCGATGTTGCGGCCAAGTGTGAAGCGATTTTTGAAATCGCCAAAGCCGAAAACCGCGATCTAACCGCGGAAGAGTCGGCCGAAGTCGACAAGCTACAAGGCACCTCGGACAAGCCCGGCGAGATCCAGGCCTTGCAATCGCAGATCCAACGGGCTGAACGGTTTGACGCGATCAAAGCGGCCAACGTCGTGGCAAAGCTCGGCGATCGTCTTCAAACCGAAGCCAAGAACGATGAAGAGCTGCCGCGGATCAGAGTACCGGCAACCGCAAAGCGATCGACCGCACTCAAAAGCTTTAAAGGGCCGAACGCTGCCGAAGACGCTTATCTAAGCGGCCAGTTCATCCTTGCCACGATTGCAGGATCCGATAAGGCGAAGCAATGGTGCCGCGACAACGGCATCAAGATGGCACACAGCGGAGAGGATAACAGTAAGGGCGGTTATCTTGTGCCGGACGTGCTTGAAAACACGCTGATTGATTTGAAGGAATCTTTCGGCACGTTCCGCCAGTATTCCATGCAGTGGCCTATGAGCGGTCCGGTTTCGGAAGTGCCGCGTCGGATCAGTGGGTTTACCACCTACTTCGTCGGCGAGAACGACACGATCACTGACAGCGACATGACTTTCGGCCAAATCAAGTTGAACGCAAAAAAGCTTGCGGTTCTTACCAAGCTTTCGAGCGAACTTAACGAGGATTCGATCATCTCGCTGGCGGACGTTGTGTCGCGCGAAATGGCCTACGCCTTGGCGGTCAAGGAGGATTCTTGCGGGTGGCTTGGCGACGGCACTTCGACTTACGGCGGAATCGTAGGCGTCAAAAACGCTTTGGCTGCCGGGTCGATTATGACCGCAACCGGGATTACTACGTTTGCTAACGTGACGCTCGGCAACTTCGAAACCGTCGTCGGAATGCTGCCGGAATTTCCCGGCATCAATCCGGCATGGTATATGAGCAAAACGGCATTTTATGCGACCGCTGGCAGGCTTCAGAACGCAGCTGGCGGCAACAACACGGCCGATCTTGGAAGTGGTCCGGTGCTTCAGTTCCTTGGATATCCGGTGCGATTCATTCAGACATTGCCAAAGGCGGCGGCATCTGCTGAGTACATCGCCTATTTCGGCGACTTGGCGATGACCGCAACGATGGGCAGCCGGAGGGGCGTAACGATTAGGTCGGACGAAGACATCTTGACCGACTCGATTCGCATTCGTTGCACCGAGCGGTTTGACATCCTGGTTCACGAAACCGGCGACGCGGCCAACGCAGGCCCGATGATCGCGTTGAAGCTTGGTTGATAGTTAGTCCACTCGCCGCCTCGGGTGGACCCGGGTGCGGCCGGTGATGAGCCGGCCGCACTTTTTGAAAATCACACACACAATCAGGAAGCAAAAAGATGAAACAAGCACAATCCCAACAGCGAACTCTTTTGATTTCGCCGCAAGTCTCGACGGCTACCGTATCGGCCGCCTTTGATACGCTCGGAGCCGATTATGCGACGATCCAAGTTGCGGTCGGCACCAGGGCAGCGGCGACGCAATCGTCTAACGTGACAATCGCGATCACCGAAGCGGACGCAGCGACCGGAAGCTACACGACGTTCAACTCTGAGTTGTCGAAGTCGGTTGCGATTGGAACGTCCGCACAAGTCGCCGTTTTTCACGTCAATCTTGACGGAACGCGAAAGCGATTCCTGCGAGTGCTAAGCACGCCCGGAACCGTCGCGACGGCTGACGCTGTTGGGATCGCGGCAATCGGCGTTCTGGATCCGCAAATCAGGCCAAGCGGCACGACCGGACAGGGCAACGTAGTCGTTGTGGCCTAAGTTTACCAACCACCCGAGGCGCAAAGTGGAAACGAAAGAAGTAAAGATCACGGGCTGCATGACAGCACCGCGTTACGTTAATTGCTTTTGTAGAAATGTTATCGACGCAGCATTTCGAAAAACAGGAATCCCGCTACAGGTCAGCGGCGGCGTTTTTTACGGACAGTGTATGCAAAAAATGCTAGAGCAATCGATTGAGGCCGGCGTTGACGTCGCGGTTACAGTCGATGGCGACAGCGTATTTACCGCATCGGATTTAATGCAGGTTGTGCAGACGTTGGTCAACACCGAAGCGGATGCGGTTTCGTGCTTTCAGGCAAGGCGGGGCGATGCGGTTGTACTAACGTCGCTACGCGATGGCAACAAGATCGAAATCGGCGACGTGCCGATCAGAGTTGCGACGGCTCATTTTGGCTTGACGGCAATCGATTTGCACAAGCTGAAGAACGTGCCGAAGCCATGGTTTATTTGCACGGCAGACGAGCGCGGTGAGTTTGGCGACGGTCGAACGGACGATGACATTCATTTTTGGCGACAATGGGAAAGGGCTGGCAATTCGTTGTATTTGGATCCAAAAGTGAGAATCGGACACCTCGAAGAAATGATCGTGATTCACGACCCGACGACGTTTGAGGCAAAACACATTTACCCGAATCAATGGGTCAAGGAATGTTTGTAGTGTTGAAGGCCGATTGGCGGCGATTTCCTGCCGGGCATCGACTCGACAGCGAGGTTATCGGCGGCGGGGTGGCGGATCTATTGTGTCGGATGAATCTGGCGGAGGTGGTGCAAAATGCAAACGTTAACAAACTTGCAAGCGACAGAGCCAGTAACGGGACCGAGCGTTCGCGTCACGATCAATCCGACGAACGACCCGGTCACGATCGAAGAAGCGAAGCGTCAACTCAACATCGCCGCAAGCGATGAGGCACACGATGAGCGGCTAGCCGACTTGATCCAAGAGGCGACGGAAACTTGGGAAGCGGACACGCATGCCAAGATGATTACGCAGACGATTGAGCACGTTCAAGAGCGATGGGAGCCCAACATACGACTAAGCTTTCGGCCGCTCCAGTCGGTTTCGTCGGTCAAGTATCGAGACAGTGCCGGAACGCTCCAGACGGTTTCGGCGAGTGATTATAAGCTTGACATTCCGAACGGGCTGGTCAGGTTTCGGCGACAGTACACGGTGCCGACTTATCAAGAAGAGTGGGACGCATGGCAGATTGTTTACGTCGCCGGCTACGGAGCCAACACGACCGACGTATCGCAACTGGACCGCGGAGCAATCTTGATGCTGGTCGCTCATAAATTTGAAACGCCGGACATGCTTTACTCGACGGCGATTTATGACGATTCACGATATGCCCAACTCGTTTACAAGCGAATGAGGGCTACGTATCCATGACCTACCGCCCGGGCAAAATGTTTCGCGTTGGTCAGATGCGTGATCGGATAACGGTCAGCACTGAAGGCACGACACAAGACACGGCGGGGCAGCTGGTGGTGTCGCTTTCGTCTTGGCTTGTCGATGAACCGGCAAGCTTTGAATCGACGGCGGGAGGCGAGACGACAAGAGGGCGACAAGTCGAAGCAGGGATCAATGCGGTATTCACGGTGCGGTATCGATCGGGCTACACGACTCGAATGCAAATAACGCGAAGCGGTCAACGATATGGAATCGTCCATGTCGTGCCGGTCGAAGGCAAGAACAGATATTTAGAGCTTCATTGCAAGGCGGTGGCGTGATGGTTGCGATTACCAAGAAAGCTCAAATTGGGATGACGGTCCTGAACGATAAAGAGGTTCAGGACTTATTCAAGAAGCTTGATACCGAGGTTCGGTTCAAGGTTTGCGACAAGGCGATGAGGGCCGCTGCAAGGCCGGTGCAGACGAAAATGCGAATGATCGTGCCGGACAGTCGGAGAACTAATTCACGCAAGCTACAGAGCCAAAAAACGCGGCAGCGATGGAGCGGAAGCAAGCCGCTGCATACCACACTGGCAACCGTTATCCGAAAGTTTCGGACCGGAGCGAAAGCGATTGTCGGGCCGTCTTGGAGTGATGGCGGCGGACACGGCAACTTATTTAGCAAGGACCACGCAAGGGCGGTCTATTGGGGGCGCGACGCGGTGCAAGCGTCTAAGCGGTCGCGGATCGTGAATCGATTTGTTAAGCGATCGGCAGACGAAGCAAGCGGAGCGGCCAAGTCGGCGGCGATTCGCGTTATCAAGGAATACTTGGACAATCCGCAAGGCAGCGGACTACTTAAATAATGGCAGACATCGGAACAACCGTTCGGACTTTCATTGCGGCAAAGACCGGCGTAGCCGCTTTGGTTGGTACGCGGATTTATCCGGACGTATTGCCGCAAGCGTACAGGGTTTCGAGCGGTGGAGCGTTGACGTACGTGGTCGTCAGCACGCTACACGATACGAAGCTAAACGGGCTGGCTGGTGTCGCTCGATGCCGGATTGAGTTCACCGCTTACGCATCGACGCGAGCCGGAGCAAACGCGATAGCCGAAGCGATTAGAACTTGCGGACTGGTGGGTTATTACGGGGCGATGGGTACGATGCAGATTCTTTCGGTGAACATCGACAGCGGCAATCAGTCGCTAGATGAGTTGCCAACGGACGGCGGACAGGAACACCGCTATCTGACGATTTTCGATTACCTAATCACCTACACGGAGAGCGTATAAATGACGCAGCGATTTCAGACCGGCAACTCGGCAACCTTGACTCTGTCCGGCACCCTAACGACCGGCGTTACTACAGCATGGGTCGGCGATATCGTCTCGATCAACCCGGGCTCATGGGAGCTTGGCGAACGTGACGTCACCGTCCTTTCAGACACCGGATTTCAGCGAATGGACCCGGCAGACTTGGCGACGCCAAACGAAATCAGCGGGACGATTTTTTTCCGGCCAACGCTCGGCGTGCCGTCACTGGCTGGTAGCGTCTCGACGGCGACGATTACATTTCCACAAGTCTCTACGGCTACAAGCGGCGTCACTCGGGCTACGCTTGCGGGCCAGGCGTTTTTCAAAACGTTCCAATTTCCGACGCTTGAAAACGACAACACCATGTCTGCGGAGTTTACGCTTCGGATGACGGGAGCGTCGCTTGCGTTCACCCCTGAGGCGTAATCGTGGCCGAAGAAATCGAAATCGAATTGACTGACCATATCGGCACCGGCCTACGCGGTGAGCGTGTTGACCATGGTCAGTGGATTGTAAGGGCAGACGGCCAACAGATTGGCTATCTGCCGAAGTGTGATAATGCTTGGCTTGCGTGTATTGTGTCGATGGATGAGGCCCAACAGGCCGAAGTCATGGCCGCAGTTAATCGCAAGCTAGGCGGGAATATCCGGGGCGTTTCTTCGTTGCCGCCGGTTCGAGAGCAAGAGCTTCTTGACGGCGATGAAGATGATGAAATCGAAGACGAGTGGAGCTAATGGCAATCAGCAAAGAGCAATTGAAAAAGCGGTTTGAGCGTAAGACCAAGACGGTAACGGTAGAGGGCGACGAGCTTACGCTACGGATGCCGTCGCCGCTGGAGTGGTCGCGTTATCAATCGTCACTGATCGACCCGAAGACCGGCAAGGGCGACCTGACCCGACTGGGCGTTGCTCAAATGATGCTTGTGGCGTCGATGCTCGTTGGCGATGACGGTAAGCCGCTTGTCGATAATTACGCGGAGCTAGACGGCCTCGACGCTGCTTATTACGAGCAGATCAAAGACGAGTGTATAAGCTTCGCTACAGGCGGGAAGTTTGACCAAGAGGCGAAAAAAGTATTGGGGGAGTCAGAAGAAACCCCAAGCTAGTTCTGGCTTGTCGGGTTTGTTTAAAAATAGGCTGCGACGATCCAGAGGCGTGGTTGGATCGGATCAGTCACAGAACGCTTGCGATATGGGAAGCATATTACAAAATCGAGCCATTCGGCAACGATTGGCAGCAAACGGCGGCAGTGCTTTCGATGCTAAGCGTCCAACAATCAATGACCGCAGCGACCGCGGGCCAGAAGATGACGGCACTTTCGCCGATCGACTTTTTGCCTAGCGATTCGCTGCCGTGGATTAAGCGATCTCGCCAAGTTGAAAAAACTGGCGGGATTCGTGACGGGAAGTTGCAAACGAAGTACATCCTTCAGAGTTTCGGATTTAACGCATGACAACGATTGCCGCGCTAAATGTCCGACTGGGAATGGATGCGAGCAATTTTTCGCAGGGCACGACGCTTGCAAGAAATGAAGTTGCAAAAGTTGTGCAGATCATGAATCAATCAATCCCGGCACATATCAAGATGCGTCGGGAGTTGGACCTTCTCGAAAAGTCTTTTAGCGAATCTGGAAAGAAGACAGCGACATACGCAAACGCGGTTCAGTCTGTTACCGACAAGTACGCTCCATTTACAAAGAAAACACAGGAGGCAAAAAAGGCCGCTGAAGAACTGGACCGAGTGCAACGCGAAGCCGTCGCGCACATGGTGCAAGATATGCAAATGGTCCAGAGGGCGACCGCACAAGCTGCTGCGATTATTCGCCAAAACGAAAGCCAACGCGATAAGCTTATTCGCCAAAGTCGCGAACTATCTCAATCGTTTAAAGACGGCCGAATATCGAGCGATCAATACAACAAGGCACTTGCATCCCTTAACGCTCAACTTGCAAATACAGAAAAGCGAACAAGCGGGGCCCTGACCTACGTCAAGCAATTAGCAGCGGCTTGGCTTGGTTTTCAGACGGCGAAAAGCATCGTCACCATAGCGGCGGACATTGAAGCAACCGCAGTGCAGTTTGAGGTGCTAACCGGATCGGCAGAAAAAGCAAACGCAATCATGGAGGATATGAGAAAGTTTGCGGCTATTTCTCCGCTTTCATTGGGTGCGGTTCAGCAAGGCGGAAAGGTGCTTATGACGTATGGCATTGAGGCCGAAAACGTAATGGGCATCGTCGAAAAGCTTGGGGCGGTAACTGGCGGCAATGCTGAGCGATTTAAGCTCTTAACTCTTGCGTACGCCCAAGCAGCATCGGCAGGGAGGTTGATGGGTGCCGATTCAAACCAAATGGTACAGCATGGACTAAGCCCGCTTGCAATAATGGCGAAAAAGACAGGAAAGAGCTTTGACTACTTTAAGAACATGATGGAGGAAGGGAAGTTTACCATTGACATGGTAAATGAGGCACTCGACTACGTAACGCAATCTGGCGGCCGATTTGATGGGATGACAGAAAAGCTAGGGAAAACTGCAAGCGGATCATATAGCCAAATGATGTCCGCAATTGAAGAGCTTGCCGGCGTAATCGGTGCCGACTTTTTGCCCTACCTAGCCGCAACCGCAAACGCAATCGAAAAGATCGTCCGAAGCATCATGGCGTTTTATAGCGGCATGACGGCCACGCAAAAATCTATATTGGCTGGCGTTGTAACATTTATTTCGCTTGCGGCGGTGATCGCGGCGGCAAGCACGGCACTCGCAGTATTTACCGCGGCGACCAAGGCGGCGTCTATCGGTCAGGCGATCTTGCTTTCGCTATCAGGCCCCAAAGGGTGGGCATTACTTGCAGCGGGTGCGGTGGCCGCTGGCGTCGCTATCTACGGCATCTATCAAGCTTACAACCAAGTCAACGAAGCGGCCAAGCAGACCGAAGAGCAGGCCCAAGTTATGAAAGGCACGTTCGCAAGCCTAGCGGCGTCCGTCGACTCTGCCATCTCCGCATCGATCGACTCAGACCGAAGACGTAAAAAGGAATTTAACGATTCGCTAGCCGCATTGGGCACCTACTCGGAAACGATGGCAGGGCTTCAACAGGAAATCATCAAGCTCAAGTACACCGAAGATGAGTTGTACGAAATTCGATTGCGGTCGCAGGGGCTGAATGACGTTCAGGTCGCACAGGTCAAAGTGCTTCGCGATCAGGTCAAGGAGCTAGAGCGAAAGAAGCAACTAGGCGAAGAGTTTGCAAAGAGCCAAGAGAACGCATTGGCAGCGGCCAAGCAATTTTTCGACGCAGAGAAGCGAGCCGAAGAAGAGAAGCGACAGCGAGCCATCCAGGGCCCTGGAACAGCCGAAGTTGGATCATCGGAGGCAGCGAAGATAATTGCCGAAGCATTCAACCGCGATCAGCAGGCGAAGGCGGGCAAGCCGAAAGAGCCCGGGCAAAAGGAGTTTATCGCGAAAGCCGAAGAACTACTAATTGCCGAAGCGGAGAATCGCAAAAAGCAAGAAGAGCTTATGCGAGCCATGAAGAAAGCGACCGACACAATGCTTGACACACGAGCCAAACTTTTCAGGAACTAACGAATGGCAGACGTCAGCGGCATAACGGCGATCAGACCGACATCAAACACAATCTTTCGCAACGTGTTGTGCGGTGCAACGGTATCGATCGGGCAGGCGCTTGTTTATTCGACCGACAAGTATGTTTTGGCCGACGCCAACGCATCGGCAGCACTAGCAGCGGCCGAGGGGATAGCGTTCAACCCAAGCGTCAACAATGGATATGTGGTGATCGTAGTCGGCGGTTCGATAATCCTGGTCGGCGCTACGCTGGCCGTGGGTAAAACGTACGTGGTCAGCGACACGGCAGGCGGAATCATGCCGATTGACGATTTATCAAGCGGCGACTACTCGACGATCCTTGGCACGGCATCGACCACGACACAACTCGACCTCAACATTCGAGCAAGCGGGGCGCAAGTACCTTGACGCATCAATTGGTAGGCGAAGCGAGAGAAGGCGGCTTTTCGGTGCGATCGTCCAACGGCGTGCCGGTGCTCGAAGAGACTTACGTTTATCGAGTCAAAGCAGACTCAAAAAACGCAAGCCGCTTGAGCGTGTCATATACGCCAGGGCTGCCGATCGTCAATCAAACGCTATCGGCTTTCGGGCTTTGCACCTGTCGAAGCAAGGACGCACAACGCGACCCGATAAATCCTATTTACTGGGACGTCACTTGTGAGTTTTCAAGCGAGGTAGAAGAGAACCAAGACAAGAAAGAAGGGACAGAGTTTGGGGTATCTCCCGTTGAATGGATACCGATTTACGAAACGCGGTTCGAGCGGCTACAGGAAATTGTCAACGTTGACGCAAGCGGGACCCCAATCGTCAACTCAAAAAACGAGATGTTTCCCGATGGCATAAGCCGCGGACGATTCATTCCGATTTGGTCATTTTTTCAATTTGAACCGGCGACCGTTACGGATGAGCAGATCATTGACCGAAACGAAGTAGTTAATTCAGCGACATTCCGCGGCAAAGCAATTAAGACGCTGCTTTGCACGATCGTCAAAAGTAACATCGGATTTTACTACGGCCAAAAGCTTAGGTTTACCCATTACGAGTTGCGGTACAATTCTCGAACGTGGCAGCATAAGCGGCTTGACATGGGCAGCGACGGCAAGCCGCTAAACGGCACAGGCGGAGCAGCAACCGGAGCCCCCGCGGTGTTGTCGTTTGATCAATTCCCGACGTCTAACTTCTCGTTTTTGAGGCTTCGCGGTGGCTGACGTATACGGCTTTAACGCGTCCGACTCGGAAGCCCTAATCAGCATGATCGGCACCGGCGATAGCGTGCGACGATTGGGTAGCGGCGGTGGCGGTGGTGCAACGCTCTACCGCTTCGAGACGACCGCGGCATACACATCAGGCACAAGCGTCACAGCGACGATCAAGACGATGGCAGGCACGACCTTTGCCAGCGGTGCGACTCTGAAAGATCCCGAAGCTATCTTCATAGGCATGGCGTCCGGCACGAAAGGCTACTGCATCGCACAGGGCGGCGAATACTTTGCAATCCAGGCCGCGTGCAACGCCGAAGAGGGTTACGTCTAATGGCGACCAGATGGTTCGGTCCGCGGCCGACTCTCGGGTCATTTACAAGCACAACGCGGCACGGTTCATGCGGTTGCTGCCAGTGCGGCGGGCTCAGCAACGGCACCAACGTTTTCGATACGCCAGCAGGCGTTCGCGAGATGGTCAACTACTCCGCTTATCGAGATGGCTTACGCGCGAAGCTTGTTATCTCGGGCGTTCAGGATGCTCATTCTATTGAGTTGTCCGGCTACTATACCGACATCACCGGAATGAGCGGGCTAAACGGTACGTGGTATTTATCGGTGGTCCGAACGCAATATGGTTGCATCTGGACGGCAGACGATTCAGACCTTGTCGAAATTTCGTACAACATTTACCAAAACACGATTCCATACGATTACACGTACACGCTGAACGCGAACATCGAAGCAAAATCGGCACGACCGACGAACGCAATCGAAGCAAATTTTTTTGCGTTGTTGTCGCTGGGCTTAGTGCTTGACCTTGGGGCATTCAATCCGGGCGGATTATCGCCACCACCAGCGGGCGACCTTCATCCCGTGTTGGGCATCGAGTTTGTTCCGACGTCGGCACAATACGGCGAAGCTACCGACGTCGGCGTCACGTACAACTCAAGCCGAATCGGTTGGGACGGGCCGAGAGTTGCGGACACGATCAGCGGCAATCTACGATTTTACAAATCGGTATTCGGGGCGTGGGGTGACGTGATCGGCTACGATGATCCTGATTGGGTTGGGATCGATGATTTTTACGATACCGCGACGGACGCATTCAAAACCGCCGGGACATTCACAGCGGAAATTGAGCGGCTATGATTTATTTCCGTTGCCCATCGTGCAAACTAGGCGGCTACGTCGAGGGGCCGAAGGTTCGGTGTAGTTGTGGAAAGAGCTACACCGGCGAAGAATTGGCCGCGGCTTGCGACAAGTCGACGCTACAAGCGGCCAAGGCTATCGAGTTACCTTGCATCCATCGCGGGCAAGAGATCCGCAAGATTGATTGCGGCTGCGAAGGAAACGCAATGCTTTACCAATGCGAAAAGCACGAACGATGCCTAATTCGGCCGCTGCTCAAAAGCACTTACCGCGGCCAGACTTGCGAAGCGTGCAGCGATCGCGTCGACGCGGCGGACGCTACCGAGATCGTCACGTACCACTTCAACGCGCACAACCGCGAGCGGCTGCGGGCCAACTACGCACACTGGGCGGCAAAGCTTGGGCGTCGCCACACATGCTACGAAGTCGGCAGCCGCGGCCAAGAGATCGCAGAATCGGTTTACTTGCGATCCGACCAAGCGATTTGGCAAAAAGAAAGGCTCATCAATCTGGCACTAGCGAGCGTCGGGCCGCATGCCCGTTACATCGCGTGGATCGATCACGATTTGCTCTTCGAGCGGCCAGACTGGTTAGAAATCGGAACCGACCTGATCAACCGAGGGGCTGATTGCGTCCAGCTATTCGACGCGGTGGCTTATTACGATCGCGACGGCCGAAAGATCGAGGATCGAGCCGGTAGCGTGGCGTCGTGGCAGCGTCGCGGCAAGATCGACAACACGGCACCGGGAGGGGCCTGGATGGCGTCCGTAGCGTGGTTGCGAAGCATTGGTGGTGTATACGATCGAAATATCTGCGGCGGCGGAGACGCGACGTTTTTCGAGGCCGTAACCGGTGCGCGAACGAACTACGTCGAGCGACAGACACGGCACCTTCGCGACGATTGCCAAGCCTACGTCCAGCGGGTCGGTCGGGCTTCCGTCGCTTTCGTGCCCGGAGTTGTCCGGCATCTTTGGCACGGCGATCGAGAACACCGGCAGTACGTGAGCCGAGATGAGATTTTGCAGCGGCACGATTTTGACCCGCAGCGGGATTTGGCGATCGCCGATTCGGGCCTCTACGAACTACGCGACCCGTTCGGACAGCTTGCGGCCGACATTCGGCAGTATTTCGCAGACCGCCGCGACGACGGCTAACCATTTTGCTGGCGTTAGCAAAAAGGTTGACAACTGATCACAAAAAAACTTTCCAAAAAATTGCCCGGTGGGGCATTATTTGTATCGACAAAGCTTTGGGCGGTCGATATATTTAAGGAGTCACAACGACACACCCCAAACAACAAAACACAAAAATGACTATCCAAACCAAAGCCGTTCAAAACCTGATCAACGCCATCGAAACCGCTCTTGAGGCGTCGTGCGTCAGTTATCCGCAAATGATGCTCGAAAGCCTGCTCGGCGTTGCTCAAGAGTACGTTAACGAAGAAGGCTACGCATTCGACGTCGCGCTCGCGAAAGCATGTGCTATCTACCCGGCAACCCAGTACTGCCCGGCAGTGGCTTACCAAAAATAATTCAACCCACGCCCACCGCCGGGATAGGCTCCGGCACAACCCCGCAAAAAAGCATGATTAACACAAGCAACATTCCGCAAGCCGCACTGCGTCCGACGGCGTGGACCGTCTGGAAAGTGAAAGCGTACACCGGTAAACGCGGCCAAATTCATCTTGGGCAAACATACGTCCGAGCAGACACCGAGCAGCAGGCTAGAGAGCTAGGAAAATCCGCTTTGCGATTGATCGGCATCCGCGGCAAATTCTTGACCGAAGCGTCAAGGTATTATCCGTGGTTTGATCGCGAGCTAAGCGGATTCGTGCAGTACACCCCATAACCACCCCCCCCTGAGGACAACATGCAGAGACGATTGACAATTGCGGAAGAGTCGCATCTTAAAGCAGTTTGCAACATGCTTGAAGGAAT